GGGAGTTGACCGCGAAAATACACGGTATGCGGCTGAAGGCAGTTGGTACGAGACAGATAAGGTGCGGTTCAGACGGGGTATGCCTCAGAAGATTGGGGGTTGGGTACGTCTATCTTCCGCTACTTTTCTTGGTGTGTGCCGGTCTATGCTTAACTGGGTTACTCTCCAGAGACAGAACCTTGTAGCCGTAGGCACTAACCTCAAGTACTACATCGAGCGTGGTGGAGCTTACTTTGACATTACCCCTATTAGAGCCACAGCAACGCTGACAAACCCGTTTACCACATCATTGAATTCTACTACTGTTCTCGTTGCTGACGTTGCACACGGTGCGCTTCAGAATGACTTTGTTACGTTTAGTGGTGCTTCAGCAGTGGGCGGTCTTACTCTAAACGGTGAGTTTCAGATTAGCTTTATAGACGAGGACTCCTACAATATCACTGCTGCAAGCCAAGCGTCGTCTGCTGCTACAGGTGGTGGTACAGTCACTGCGACTTATCAGATAAACACAGGTAACGAGATTGCCGTTCCATTTAGAGGTTGGAGTGCTGGCACTTGGGGGTCAGGCACTTGGGGGAGCAGTGGTGCTACAGATGCTCCTATGCGGATATGGAGTCAGTCTAACTTTGGTGAGGACTTGTTCTTTGGCTACAGGGGTGGACCGATATTCTACTGGGATGCGAGTAATGATCTGACAACTCGTGCAGTGTACGTATCTTCTCTCGGTGGTGCATCCAACGTGCCTACTATAGTTAACAAGACCTTTGTATCAGACATCTTCCGTTTTGCCTTTTGTTTCGGTTCAAACGCATTGGGCAGTGCCACTCTTGATCCTATGTTGATTCGCTGGTCTGACCAAGAGGATGTAGCTAACTGGACTCCTGCGGCGACTAATCAAGCAGGTAGCTTACGTCTGTCTAGGGGCAGTGAAATCATTACAACCCTACAAGCACGGCAAGAGGTTCTTATTTGGACTGACACTGCGCTGTACGGTATGCAGTACTTAGGCGCACCAGAGGTGTGGGGTGCTCAGTTACTAGGCGATAACATAACAGTAGCGGGTCCTAATGCAGCAGCTTATTCAGGTAACATTGCGTACTGGATGGGTACTGACAAGTTTTATATGTACGATGGTACGGTTAAGACCCTACCGTGTAGTGTACGAAGCTACGTGTTTAATGACTTTAATTTCACTCAGTATGCACAAGTTGTAGCGGGCACTAATGAGCGGTTTGATGAGATATGGTGGTTCTACTGTTCTGCCGGGGTTACACAGAATGACCGTTATGTGGTGTATAACTACCTACAAGACATTTGGTACTACGGCACACTAGCACGTAGTGCTTGGATAGACTCTGATCTGCGTGAGAATCCTCTAGCTGCTACTTACAGTAACAACCTCGTTAACCAAGAAGTTGGTATGGACGATAATCAAACGGGTGTACCTTCTGCTATTACAGCTACGCTCTTGTCCTCTGAGTTTGATTTGGATAACGGTGACAAGTTTATGTTTATTAATCGTATGCTGCCCGACGTAACGTTTGAGGGGTCTACAGTAGATAGCCCTGCGGCAGTAATGACTCTGTTCCCTATGGAAAACTCTGGTTCTGGTTACTATAACCCTACATCTGAGGGTGGTGTGGACAACGCTACGGTAACTCGTTCTGCTACTGTACCTATTGAGAAGTTTACAGGGCAAGTATTTGTGCGTGTACGGGGTAGGCAGATGGCGTTTAAGCTTGAGTCTACTGAGCTAGGTGTAGCATGGAAGTTAGGTATACCACGGTTGGAGATGCGTCCTGATGGCAGGAGAGGCTAGTGGCAGAGCGGCTCGTACAGAAAGTTCAAGTCCCTGCGTTACCGATACCTAAAGCTGGGCCGTTAAAAGAGTATCTTGATGCCCTAAACAACATCTTGCGTCTCTTCTTTAACTTGATAGCAAACGCAGTTAACAATGTATTTGGAGAACAGGGAGGTCGGTTTGTAGAGTCTCCTAATGCAAAGTTCTTTTCTACTACAGATCAAAACGCCAGTGTTATAAATACAGCATATGCGTTACAGTTTGAGAATACATATTTAGGTGAAGCCATAAGTATAGCGGGGACACCAAAGACAAGAATTACACCACTCTACTCAGGGGTCTATAACTTTGAACTCTCAGTAGAATTGACTAGCGGCAATGCTAACTCAAAAGAGCTGTCGTTCTGGGTACGTAGAAGTGGGGTAGACATAGCAAATACTGCTAGAATGCACGTCGTAGCAGGGTCAGGTGGAGTAGATGATTTTGAGTACAGTTTTACCCTAGACTTAACAGCAGGACAATATGTAGAACTTATGTGGGCAACAGACGATACCGGTATAACTATTGATTATCAGGCGGCTGCAAGTCCCCGCCCTGCCGTGCCGTCTACCCTAGTAACCGTAACTTTTGTGTCAGCGTTGCCAGAAACGCTACCAACACCGTAGGAGAATATTGTGGGTAGTTTTATTAACAGAGGACCAACATCCGCAGGAATAATGCAAGGATTTGGACCAGGAAATCCAAGTTCTCCAGTAGGAAATAACCGTGGTGGACAAAGTATGTATCGCTTTGCAGAGCAAAGAGGCCCGATGTCTGGTACGGGTTTGGCTACTAACTTTAATCCCAACACTGCGTATTACAACGACATGATTGACCAAGCAATAGCTGCTGGAACAGTTGCCGTAACTCCTGATGGCACTGGGTTAATGTATCGGCAAGATGGCACTCCTATTAATAGTGCTAGTGAAACTATGACTTCCGGTCAACAAGCTATTGCAAATAACAAAAACCTAGGCCCATATAGTTTTAACTACAAAAAAGAGAATGCTGGACCACCCCCGACGGGTATTGAAGCTATTGACGTTTTAGGCCAACGTCTTAACTACCCCAATGCACAATTTGGGTTAAATCCTGATGGTACATTAATGGCTTCTAATACTTTTACTGTTCCAACTGGAGGAACGGGAGCAGGAGTTACAAGCGAATCGGAAGAAGTAGAAGAAGAATCTAAAGGGCTTGTAGACAAACTTATAGGCAAATACGGCAATATCGAAGAAACGATAACTTCTGTTGGGTCTAGGGTAAAAGCTTTAAGTAAAATAGCAGGGCTTGATCTTGGAAATATGCAAGGTGCGTACAACTGGGCTAAAGAAAATGCTCCCAATTTATTAGACACAAATTTTACTCCAGAAGAAAGAATACAACTTGATGCTGTAAATTCTCAAAAAGTGACCCTTCCGGGTACGGTAACTGGCGTAGGGAATATAGGTGACCCGCCTCCAGCAGATACAACAGCAGGAGAATCGGGTGGTTTGTATGACATTCCTTCGCTAACTGCTATACGAAGTGCAGTCCCAGGAACATATGATTCTACCCGCCGACCAGGAAGTGGCGGTCAACGTTACTTTAGCGACATACAATATGTAAACAATGTAGAAGATCCTACGGCACAAAGAGCCGCTAATCTAGCAGCGCAAGGTAGGACAGATAAACAAGCACTAGGACTTGCAGCTCTTAACGCAGCTAACCCCGCTTTTCAAACGCGACCTTCTAGCCAAACGCTTACTGATGCTCAAGTATTTGACATGTTTACCCAGATGGGGCAAAACCCTAATTTAACTACAGAGCGTCAGCAGATTGAACAAGCGGTAGGTATGATGAACCGCTACAACGTGTCTCCAGAAAGACTTTCAGAGATTATGAATGTGCCTCTTGCTGATATAAGAGAACGCATGGGTGCGTACTACACGCCGTATGGAGAAGAGACGGACACGTATCAAAGTATAAGAGACCTTATTAACAACTCTACTAGTGCTAGACCTAAAGAAGATAAAGTAACTACGCAACAAGATAAGGTAGATAGCATTGTTGCAGGTATGACTCCCGCTACTCCTGTTACTCCCGCTACTCCTGTTACTCCTGTTACTCCTGTTACTCCTGTTGGTACACCAGATACTCCTGTTACTTCTACACCTGGGTTTACTTTGCCTAATGTTTCACCGACTGGAGAATATTCTCAAGCAGATATAGACACTGTGCTTGCTGGTTTAGCTAATAACGATACTACAATAGATGAATTATCTACTATTTATGGTACTCCTGCTCTCGACATCATGGAGAATACAATTTTAGATCAGGGTAGAACACCGGCACAAGCAGCAGCTTTGGGAGGTATAACCGAAGAGGATCTTGTAACTCAATTAATTAACGCTGGTAAAACTAACCCAGCAGAAGTACTTGCATACTACCAAGCTAATACTCCAGAGGGTGAAGACTTTAGTAACACTACGGTAACTGATGTTGAAAATTATCTTAATCGAAATCTTCTTTTTGAGCCTGATGCTACAACAGGAGAGTACGCTGCTGGTGACGTAAATGCAGTAATAAATGCTTTGCAAAATGATTCTGTCGAAGTAGAAGACTTAAGTAATCTCTACGGTATACCCGCTGATGATATTATAGCAAATTTAGCGGGTATGGGATTTGGACCAGATGGTGAATTCATACCTCTTGCTCAAGGTGGAGATATAAACCAATACTACCTAGGCGGTGCTACAGATGGTATGGCAGACGATATTCCTGCTATGATAGGTAACTCTCAACCCGCTGCTTTGAGTGATGGTGAGTTTGTTATACCCGCAGATGTAGTAAGTCATTTGGGTAATGGTAACTCCGATGCAGGAGCGCAAAACTTATACGGTATGATGGACAGAGTGCGTAAAGACCGTACTGGTAATCCTAATCAGGGTAAGCAAATAGACCCTAACAAATATTTAGCGTAGGTAAAATACAATGACAACTCCAAACTTACTAGGACAAACTCAAAACTTAGCTCCTTACGCAGCTCCTTACGTAACTGGGATGTTAGGTAAAGGCCAAGCACTTTCCAATATGCCTTTTACAGCGTATCAAGGTCCGCTAACTGCTGGTCAGTCTGACTTGCAAACACAAGCGTACCAAGGGCTTGGTGGGCTTACTACTCCTACAGCACAGATGGGTGGATTTACACCTACGTCATTTACGTCTGGTACAACAGCACAGAATTACATGAGTCCGTTTATAACAGCTTCTTTAGAACCTCAGATAGCTGAAGCACAAAGACAAGCACAAATACAACAAGTACAAAATGCTTCTCGTTTAGGTAAGGCAGGAGCGTTTGGTGGTGGTCGCCAAGCCATTATGGATTCAGAAACTCAACGTAACTTAGCTAGAACCCTTAAAGACATCAGGAATGTAGGGGGGCAGCAAGCTTTTACTCAAGGGATGAATCAATTTAACATTGAACAAAACAGAGCGCAGCAAGCACAAAATGATCTTAACACTTACGGACTACAAGCTTTAGCTGCACAGCAACAAGGAGGTGCGGAACAGAGGGCTATAGAACAACAAGGTGTTATGGCGGATATAGCACAGTTCACTGAAGAGCGAGACTTTCCACTTAGGCAAACTCAGTTTCAACAGTCTCTACTAAAAGGTTTACCTATCGGAGCGCAATCAAACGAGTATGCTGACACTAGTGCTTTGTCGGATTTTCTAGGTAGTGCAGGTGGAATATTAGGTTTATTGCAAGCTCTTAATATAGTAAAAACTCCAGAGCAAGAGTTTACTCCTATCACTATTAATACTGGTACTCCAACAAGTACTAATACAGGGAGCGTTTAATTATGGCTGGTATAGATAGCGAAGTAGATATGATTAAAACTGCTTATGGAGGCAATCCACAAGCTTTAAATAATAAAGACATATTTCATGTGCTTGCGGCTAGAGAGCTAATTAATGATATAAACGCTGGCGCTAATCAACTTGCAGCATCCGTGCAAACTGATCCTAATTCAGTAGCAATACAACAAGAAGAAACGCTTTTAAACAATTCCAGAGCACAAATGATTGCAGAACTTGCGCCTGGTATTCAGCAAAAGGGACAGAGATCCATGCAACGTCGGGCCATGATGGGTCAACAACCTATGCGTCAACCAATGCAAGGTGTAGCTGGGATGCCCGCTAACAATATGCTGAGAGCTGCACAAGGTGGGATTATTGGATTTGACGGTACTAATGGTAGTCAAGTTAAAGATTCAAGTTTTCCTGATCTAAGCGGTGACGGTAAAATTACTCGTAAAGATATTCTTATAGGTAGTGGTGTCATTGATAAAAAAGAAGGTGGGGTTATTGGCTATGCTGGTCCTGATGGTAGTTCGGTTGAACAAACTGATTCCGATGATATAGATGAGTTCGGGGGCATGAATGATCTCTTAACCGCCTTAATGATTGCAGAAAGTGGTGGTGATCCCACTGCTGTTAGTCGCGCCGGTGCAGAAGGTGCATATCAAATTATGCCGTCTACAGCAGCAGACCCTGGGTATGGTGTTGCTCCTATGACGGGAAGCAGGTTTGATCCAGAAGCTAGTAGGCAATTTGCTAAACAATACTTACAAGCTATGCTAGATAGATATGGTGGTGACACAGAAGCTGCGCTTATTGCCTACAATGCGGGTCCGGGGAATGCTGATAAATTTATTGATGCTGGCAGAGACTACGAAATTCTTCCGCAAACTATGCAAACTAAGCCCTATGTAGAAAATATTATGGGTCAGTTAGAGAAAGGTGTTAGACAGCCTACTCCTGGTTTAATAGCATCTAGGCAAATGGCGAATAAAGGTATTAATTTTCTTAGAGATGCAAGGGATTTTGCAACAGGACTTTTTGACGAAACTGAAGCAACAAAAGAACGACGTAAAGAACAGGAAGAGTTTAATCGTATAGTAAGAGCAAGAAATGAAGGACTAGGAACTTTAAAGGTTGAAGACGACGTTACTGAAACGCAAGAAGTAATAACTCCTTCTGGTATGACTGGCGATCAGTTAACAGCTCAATTAATAGAGATGGATGATTCTAGTTCAACTGGTATGACTAACGATCAGTTAACAGCTCAATTAATAGGGATGGATGATCCTAGCCCAATGAGCTACCTTCAAGGTTTAGGGATAAAACAGCAAGCAAGAAAAGATCGTTTTTCTAACATGTTTCCCGGTGCTCAAGAAGCTGTTGACGAATATTCAAAAAATAAAGAGATGGGCGGTATAGGTTCGTTACGTCAAGCTGGACGAATGCAAGAGCAGCAACGCAAGAGAGACTCAGAAGAGGCGCGTAGAGCTGCTAAATACCTATTAATGCAAGGCCGAACCAACGATATGCTTACTCAACTAAACCCAGCTATGTCTTTTGAGGATATAGAAGAAGTAGGAATAGAAGGGTTTGCTCCGGGCGGGATTGTTGGATTTGACGGTACTAATGGTAGCTCAGTTGAGATGTCGAATTCCGAACCAGAAAAGCGTCTTTTAGGGGATGGTCTTGTAGAGTGGATAAAAGAAAATCCTGTAGATGCTGTTTCTTTAGGATTGATGGCTGTTCCTGGTCTTGGTTTAGCAGGTGCTGGTGCTCGTCTAGGTATAAAAGGCTTGGGCGCGTTAGGTAAAAGATTTGGTCCTAGAGCGTTAGAACTAGCAAAGAAAGCAGTTACTAAACCCGCTAGAGGTATAGATGGTAGAACAATAGTTAGAAATAACCCAAAAACAGGAAAGTTTGAAAATTTTAGAAAGTTTGACCCTGTCCGTACAGCGGGTGTAGCAGGGGTAGGTTTAAGTTTAGGTAATAACTTACTTGGTGGTGACGATACTGACGCAATAGTAGCAGAAGAAATTATTAGAACTGCGCCCACTTCTCAACAAAAACTCGATAGCATAGTAGATTTACCTAGGGTTGGTAGAAAAGAAGCACCTAAAAAACCTGGACTCTTTGATAACGTAGACACTAATTTGCTCAGAGAGTTTCTTACAAACGCTGGAGGGCAAACTTCTACAAGCGGCGCGTTAACAGCAGGTGGTAAAGGAGTAGCTACAGAACTAGCTAGACAACAAACAAGAGGGGATAAAGTAACTTCTGATATGGCGCGTAACGCAGTGCTACAGCAACAAGTTGAAGCTACACTTGGCGCACAGGATGCAAGGACTACTCAATACGTAGCAGGTTTATTACAGGCCTTTAAAGGCGTTGAAAACAAACCAGAACGTGATTCTATGATTGCAGCAAAACTTAATATACCTTTAGATAAGCTTAAAGATTACAGAAAGAAAAATAACCAACAAGTGGTAAACGCAGCTTTAGAAGTAGATAGGGATTATTTGCAGTTAATAGCTCGACAATTTGGCACTAGCAGTAGTCCTGCTAAAGATCCTGAAGTAGCAGCTTTAATTAGTCAATACGCTAAATAACATGGCAACTGTAGAGCAACTTAGTCAAGCGTTAAAAAATGCCCATGCTGCTGGAGATACAGCCGCAGCACAAAAACTAGCGCAAGCACTACAATCTCAAGGAAGTTTTCAAGCTCCTACTTCTTTTCCTACTCCCGAACTAGGTTTAGTAGATACGTTTACTGGTGGTGTGTCACGAGGCTTGGACCGTCTAGGCTCTACGTTTACTGATGTTATTCCTGCTATAGCAGCAAGTGCCGTGGGTGCGGATGAGTATGCTCAAGAACAACTAGCAGAAGCGGCTGAAAAACAAGCTGTTAGTCAAAGATTAAACCCTACTCAGTTTGAAAGCTTTAAAGATGTAGAAGGCGTAGGTGACTTTACTAGATTTGCTGCTGAAACTATTGGCGAACAGTTTGGAAATCTTGGACTTACTCTTGGTACTGCTTTAACAGGTGGAGCACTCGCACCCGTAGCGGGCGCAGCTAGGGCAACGGGCCAATTAGCCGGTGCAGCTTTCGGTTCATACGCACTTAACGCACCTGAAGTCTTTGAAAATGTCTACCGTGAGACAGGTGAAACCGCGCCTGGGACGGCTCTGTTGTTTGGTGCGGCGGCAGCAAGCCTAGATTCAATACTACCGTTAGCCTTAGCTAAAAATATATCTGGCCCTATGAAGGCAGGAATAACTACTAAACTACTTGAGAAATCAGGTATGTCGCGTGGTGTGCTGCGTTCGGGTACTGCGGGACTGTTCTCTGGGCTTGGCCTCGAAGGTATAACTGAGGGCGCGCAAGAAGGAATTAGCATAGCTGCCGAAAGATTTATTGATGACAACCCTGATGTCTTTGGTAGTAAAGAGTTCGACCGTATCATGGAATCAAGTGTTCGCGGTGCTGTAGCAGGTGGAGGGTTTGGTACAGTTGGTGGCACTATAGAAGGTGCTAGAGAAGGGTCACAACGTGCACAGCGTTTAGCAGATTTAGAAGAAGCTAAAAAATTACGTAAGAAAACAACTGACAGATACGCAGCTCCCGAAGGTACAGTAGGCGGACAACGAGAACTACCTTTTGTAGACCCTGTTAAACCAGGTCAATCTCCACAAGAAAGGAGAACAAATTTAAATCAAGCGCAAGAGTTTGAAGAAATTAGAACTGCCCAAGAAGATGTTGATCTTGCAAGTCAATCTGAAGAAATAGACTCGACTATAGTTTCAATGCCATTTGCATTAGAGACAGCGCGTAGACGCAAAACAGAAGGCGTTCCTTTAACTGGAGAAATAAAAGATTTAACTCCTGAACAGTTAGAAGTGGTAGAACAAATACGTAAGGAAGAAAGTCAAAGAATACTTTACGAAGACGCAGCAGTTGAAGCACAACGTTTAGGGGTTGAGTTTGATACTACTAAGCCTTTTAACCAGTTAACAAGTGCAGAAAAAGAAATAATAGAAACTGTAGGAGAAACACGAAAAAGTAGGTTTAATAAAGAACAAGGTAGTTTATTTGCTAATAAAGTAAGTGAAGACGGTACGTTAGGACCAAGTACAGCAGCAAAAAAGACAGAACGTGCAGAAGCAAAAAAAGTTAAAGCTGAAGCTGCTGCTAAAAAAGCTGCTACTAAACAACTTCTCGGCGCTGAACAAGGTCAGTTTACGTTTGGACTAACTCCTGAAGAACAAGCAACTCAAAATAAAGCGCAACAAAAAATCAAGGAAGATCAAAATAAACAAGCTGTAGAGCAAGAAGCAGCAAATATTGTTGATGCTCGCTTTGAAGGCGAACTACCTCCTAGCAACCGAGACCAACTAATTGCCGATGAAATAGCAATAATTAATCGTCGTTCTTCTGAAGGTCAAGCAGACCTATTTAGTTTTGAAGAGGCTACGGAAAAAAGCTCTAATGAAAATGAAATTATAATTGATAATAAACAACAGTTAGAAGAAGCTGCACCAATAGTAGGTGTAGCTGCTGAACTCAGTGAAGAACAACAGGCACAAGACTTAATTGATAACACAGAAAAACGATATAAAGATGCGTTAATAAAGTCTATTAGAACACAAAAAATAGATGCAGGTAGGATTGATACTGCTGAAATTACTAACAAAGAACAAGCTGCTATAGCAAAAAAATCTATAGAAAGAGATTTACTTTCAGATGCTGAGTTATTTACTGCTAAGAACAACGGCTCTTTAGGGTATAGCCTTACTAAGCTACTTAGAGCTTATAATGGTTTTTATACAGGTGCTAATACTGGAACGCCTAACAGAAAAGCAGCGCGAATGCTTGAGCCTAAAATAAAAGAAATATCTAAAAACTTAAAACAACCAGCTACTAAACTATTAAGTTTGGCTAAAAGAAAAAATGATGAAACGTTTAACCAGTATTTAAACAATGTTAATAAAGAAACACAGGCAAACTTTAATGAAACTTTTAGAGAGGAAATCTTACCTAAGTATGTAAGGTTGTACAATAAACCTACGTATAAAGGTAAACCCTTCGATTCACAACAAATACGTATAGCAGAACAAGGCAACTTTAAGCAACTGCTTAACAGACTAATTCCGTCTCAGTCTCCTGAAATACAACAGATACTACGCAAGATTCGTTCTCAAGGACTGACTACTAAGTTAGTTGTTCAAGACGTGTCAAACATACCAGAAGCTACTAGTTCTAGTGGGTATTACGATGTAGATACAAATACTATTGTTCTTAACTCACGGCAAGGAGAGTTATCGGGACTAACCGAAGAAACATTTTTGCATGAAACTATTCATGCTGCTATATCTCAAGCTCTTAACAACCCTGACTTACAAATAACCAAAGACTTTTTTAAATTTTACTCTGATATTAAAAATCAAATGGGCGATGCTTACGGTGGTCAAGACCTCCAAGAATTTGCCGCAGAACTTGTAAGCAATCCTGAATTCCAAGCTCTACTAAGAAGTACTAAAGCACCTAATGCCGCTCCAAGTAATAACTTACTTACTAACATCTTTGAAGCTATTGCGCGTTTCTTTGGTTTCCGTCCACAACAAAGTGCGTACACTAAGGGCTTAGACTTTATAGACAAGATACTGGACGTATCCCAGGGTGTTGAACCTACACTTAGCGGCAGGTTGTTTTTAAGTACTCCTTCCGAAGCTATGGGGGCTATGTCAGACGCACTTACTAAAACACCAAAGTTTGTAGGTAAGAAAGCAAACAACGTAGCAAATGCTGTATCTAATCTTGTTGGTCAAGAAGGTGGCGGCAATGTAGCTTCTAATGCACTTAGAGCTTTTCGTATACAAGACTTTATACGTATGACGGAAAAGAAGTACCCAGACTTGGCTGCTAAGTTAACAAATCTAAGAGAAGCGTTGCTTAAAAGAGAAGGAGAAAAAGAAAAAAACTTAAAAACAGCTACTGATAAGTACAGAAAGAATGAAAGAATACAAAAGAAATACCCTCAAGCAGCGGAACGCATGGGAGTCATGGCAGATATTGCTCACAGGAATCAATTTGATTTAACCGGAAAGGTTGATCCTGAATTTGACATTAATGTAATGGTTAAAGATTCTGACGGAAATAATATTTTTAATACCTTACCAGAGCAAAAAGCTGCGTATAACAAATTACAAGCAGAATTTAATAGATTGCCCGCAGAAGTAAGAGAAATGTACACTGAAATGAGGCAAGATTTTAAAGACACGTACACGCAATTTCGAGAGTATATTCAAAAATTAGCACCTAAAAGCGAACAAAAAAGAATAACCGACACCTTTGCAAGAACTCAACCGGCTATAGGGTATTTTCCTGCTGTTCGTTTTGGGGATTACTGGTTGAGGTATACTAATTCAAGTGGTAGAGACGTAACTACAGCCTTTGAATCTGAAAGACAACGTAGAAAATTTATAACTGATAACAATATAGAAAATGCAGAAGTATTTAATAAAGTAGAAAATGCAGAGTATAAAGCTGACACTTTTCCCGAAGGTAGTTTTATACGAGAAGTTATGAAAGTAGTACCCGCAGAAAATCAAAAAGACGTATACGGAATACTGTTGGACGTTATGCCTTCTAACAGCTTTGATCAAAGACTGAGACTCTATACAGGTAAAGAAGGAGCTTCTACAGACTTAGTAAAAGTGCATGGTGATACGTATTTAAAAGTACTTAGAAAAATAAACACCATGAAGTACATGCCAGACATACAGGATGCTATAAATAGTATTACCTCTACCGAAAGCACGGGATTCCCTGCCGCAATTCGTGACGAAATACAAAGGCGTGGCAATACTGGATTTATGCAAAGTCCTAGTTACCCCAAGATGACAACTTTTTTTGCTACTGGGGCTTACAGTTTATTCTTACTAGGCAACGCTTCTGCTGCACTTATAAACACAAGTTCAGTACTGCTACTTACTTACCCAAGACTAGCTGCTCAATATGGTTTTGAACAAGCAAACAGAGTATTGTTATCTGCTATGAAAGAAGCATTCCCTTCGTTAAAAAAGAAGGGAGAAAGGGAGCTTGATAATTTTACAACTTACAAATGGCAGAACGATCCTAAATATAAAACTCTTTACGATGGCTTAATGGAGAAAGCTCAACTAGAACATACGTTAGCGCGTGAACTTTTAGACGGCACAAAAAAAGACACATCAGATTTTGATTCGCGGACAGCTAAGTTTATGAACATGCTTAGTATGCCTTTCTCTGGAGCAGAAAAATATAGTCGGGCTACTACAGCTATTGCAACGTACAACTTAGCAAAGGCAAATGGTAAGAGCGACTCTGCTGCTGTAGACGAAGCTGTTAATCAAGTCATAGATGTACATACTTCCGGGCTTGCTGCTGAAGGACCAAGCTTAATGCAGCACCCTCTAGGACGAGTTGCCTTTACCTTCAAAAGTTTTATATGGAACAGTGCAAGTCTAGTAGGATACGGAATATACGAAGCAACAGCCGGTTCTGATAAAGCTACGCGTTTGCAAGCTCAAAAACAAGTAGCTTTAATTTATACTATGAGTGCAGCTATGGGCGGTATTAACGGACTACCTTTCTTTGGGGCGGCTGCAACTTTTGCTAACATAATGGAAGCCTTAAGTTCTGTATTTGACGATGAAGAAGACGAACCATTTAATTTTAAAGAGTTTGTTCGCAGTTCAACAAATGATTTAGTGTACAAAGGTCCGCTTAACTATATAACAAATTTAGAAATATCTAACCGCGTAGGGTTAGCTAACGGTTTAGTGTTTAGGGAAGACCCATATAGCATAGAAAGAAATGGTTACCTAGCAACTGCTGCTGCTCAATCCGTGGGTCCAGTAGGAAGTTATTTTCTTAACGCTGGACGAGCCTTTGAATACTTAGGCGAAGGAGACATCCGACGTTTTTCAGAAGCCCTTTCTCCCAGTGCGTTACGAAACTTAATTAAAACTACACGCTATATGGACGAAGGAGCTAGAACTAGAAGTGGAGAAGAATTAGATACAGACATCAATGCGTATAGTTTACTGATGCAAGCATTTGGTTTTAGTCCTGCTGATATATCTAATATGTATGAAAATAGATCGTTAGCGTTAAACTTTCAAACTAAAGTACGTAACCGCAGAAAAGCTTTGCTTAAAGCGCACTATATGGGTATAGAAAATAATGATTCTGAATTGCAAGCAGAATCATTAGAAAGACTTTTACAACTTAACGAGTTGTTCCCAGGTATACTTAAAGAAAATTCGCTAACAGCTTCTTACAAATCGCATCAAGCTTACAGTCAAAACTTACTTTTAGGTTTAAAATTTGACGCGGCTTTGCGAGACACAGTAACCGACAGATTTCTTAGTGACTTTGTAACTTAAACTCTCCATACCCGAATGCCTCGCACCCCATCTTCTATACGTACTTTAGTAACTACTTTGTATTTAAGTCGTTTAACTTCTGCAAGTATGATGCGTCTGTGTTTTTTAGGGTCGAGGCACGGTATAAAAAATGACCAACCTTTTTTAAACTTCTTCCAGTTGATCTGGTAGTTCACCTTCTCCAGTTGCATTATCTTCTTTAGCCCTCTCTGCAAAAGCGTCCATGTTTATAAAGTCGCTATGTGAACAGTCAAAAATATTACACCGTACTGACGGAGCTACTGCATTAGTACCTTTTGTAAGTTGCTTGTTACCATCTTCTAAACACATTTTTTTAGCTTTTAATTCTTTGATTAATCCTCTGTACCCAATAACGTTAAGTTTGCAGTACTTCTTTAATGCGCTGGTAGTGATGTACATAAGTTTAGTATCGGGTTCATAGCGTAACAACAAACTCATTCTGGGTTCTAATATTGGAGCAGTTGTTCTAGCCGACCGCTTGTCCACGCTATTATTAATTATTAACAAGTGTTGATTGTACAGGTTCAAAAACTCACCAATAGTTGCGCTTGCAGTATCTACTGGCGGAGTAGTGTCCTTCCTTGTAGTTTGAATTACAGGTATAACTTTTTTGTAGATTCTACCTATATCTAAATTTATTAACCCAACTTTCCTAGCAATTATTCCTCCTGCTATATTAGCTGAAAGCATAGCAGACCAGTTTCTTTCTCTACTTGTTAGTTTAAGTTTTTTATCTATCGTACCCTGTACTTCTTTTATTAACTCCATACAGTCTTCAAAATTTGCAATTACGTACTGTATAAAAGGAACAATGGCGTGACCGTAATTTTTACCAAGTTGCTCGTCAAACATTTCTTTACCTTCTTCGGGAGAAACAATCTCTCCATCTAAAGGCTCTACAACAAATTCAATTATCCTCATTATCTCCCCATCTGGGTGATCTTTTAGCCCCTGTAGTTTGTCATAGAACGAAGAGTTAGAACTGGTTAAAGAAATAGTACGCCAAGTAGTGTTGTTCTTGCGTAACTTGTTTGCGTGAGGGTCTCCTTTATCGTTACCTCTGCCTTGTGATGTAGCGTAAGCAAAGTCCGTCAACGCTTCAGCGGCCATATTACTTAGCTCATCCATTGTGTTTACTATGTTGTTAAGTAATCCTAGCTTAGTTATCTTTGCTACCGCCGTGTCGCGTGGAGTACCTAAAAGAAGATCAGGATCACCGCAAATACTGTTTGCCATTCTAAGTACGGTTGTCTTACCTGTACCAGAGTCCTTGTGTACTAAGTTAATGATTGCCCCTTTTTGCCCAGTAAATTGTAGTAAGGGTGCGCCAAAGCCAGATAGTGCAGCAAACGCCTGTACCTCTAAACCTTCCCTGTCGTACAAGTTAAAAACTTCTTTCCATTTTTCTAACGTACCTACTGGTTCAAAGTAGTCTATAAGGTCTTCGGTAACTGTAGAAGCTGGAGAGTGATACACTCCGTCCACTGTAATTTCCCTAGAACCTACAATAAATTTAGTATGATTGTCTGCCCAACCGAATTGTGTTCTCATTATTTCTGCCTCTTTTCTTTTTGACAACTCAATAATGCAATCCATAATGTACTGCGTTATAAGTGTAAATTGTTTTTTGGGGGCTAAGATTCCATTTTCTGATAGCAACGCTTTTAGTTGTCGCTCATCTGTTACCTTAGACAGTTTTATTACAAACTCTCGGAGACCATCACGAGGACTGTGTAACTTAAACACAGCTTGATAAGAGCTTTCGGCTGGATCCCACATTCGTTTCTCAACATAGAAATCATACGGGTAAACTAACTTAGGCCCAGTGCTGTTCTCATCTTCCAAGTTGTGAAACCATATCCCCCCACTTTTTGCCTTATAGTAATTCTTAGGGTACGGAGGTTTCTTGGTAGCCTCTTCTTTTTCTTCCTCATCTTCTTCAAATAGTTCTGGTTCTTTGCCGAGTTGTATTGGGCTAGTTATGCTGCCTTTATGTACGCATCCCTCGCACCCAACCAAGTTGTGTTCAGCAAACTTGTCACATCCGTGCGGCCCTTTTATGCCCTTGATCTTACGTTGAACCATATCAGGGTCGTAATCGGGATGGCCCTTAGATAACGCATGTACTGCCTTATCCGAATCGTTACAATGTTTAGCTATAGATAAAGCGTTGAACCATCTAGGTTCAGCTAAAGTCTTTCGATTCTTAATGCAATCAACAAGTTGTTTACAAGGGTTTTCTCTGGTGATAATTGCTTTGAACGAAGTAGTATGGTCTTCTGCAAAAACACGTTCTTCCCAACTAAGATTCTTTGCGGTCTTAGGTATCTCTACTGCGTCTTCGTCAACACCAAGCACGTCGCGTAGCTCACTAAATGGAATGGCAGCCGCTACATGTTTTACAGTTACTTTACTAGGGGTATCGTACTTAACGTTCAGAGTACCAGGAACTCTAAGTATTCGTGCTACTTCAAATACTCTAGGGTCGGCGCAAAACTTTTGAGTAACGCACACTTCCTTAAAACGTTTAGCTACAGGTATCCACTGCTCTTTAGGTACTTCTTCAGTAAACGACCAGTACGCATGTACACCGTTACCTGAGTCAACCAGTGTTGGCCTTGGTAGACCTAGCGTTTTAGTAAAAGAAGCTAGAGCGCGTAACCCTTCTGCTTGTGTAGCGTAACCTTCGGGTAGACCTGTTGATTGCTCAATGGAGTTTGCTTTACCTTCACCACAATCTATATCTACCCATAAAGATTGCAAAGACTCTACATTGTCTGCTGTACGTTTAGTATTTTCTTTGTACTTAGCTAGCCCGAAGTATACGTGCTTACCTTGAGAAGCAAAGGTGTCAAATACAGTTTGTAGTTCTTCTTTGTCTTTTGTCCACTTGTGAATTACTTTTTGGTTCTTGCCGGGGGGTATGCCAACTGCACAATACCACCCTCCCGATGGCACTACATGTTCTATTAAATTAAAGTTCTCCATATAATTTGCAGGGGCAGATTACCCCCAAGCCCTCTTGGTTATGTAACCAATTCTAATTATTGTTTAAACTTATCTATGTACTTTTTAATCGCACTAGTTAAGTCAGAGTGCGGCTCGTGCGTACCCATAAACCAGTTGTAGACCGTCTGTCTGCTGACCCCCAACTGAGAGGCAACATCGGAAACAGGTATGTCGTGCTTAATACATACCCTTCCTAGTTTTACTCCCAGTGAGGTTCGGTCTGCCTGTTTATTAAGGCTATCGAGTCGAGTTGTATAACCGTAACTCATTAGTCTTCGTCACTCCCCCATTCGTCTATAATAGAAGATAAGTCTTCACCGTCGGGCTTTGGTTCTTCCTTTTTCTTCTTACGTTTTACCGGCTCGGCTACCGGCTCTTCTTCGTCATCAAACGGATCAGGTTCAGAAGCAGTTGTAGTAGCTTCTTCAAAATCATCTCCAGAATCCTCAACAGTAAACGGACTACCTGACTCTTCACCTATAGTGAAACCATCTTCTTCTACATCAAAAGGAGACGCTTCCATACGTGGCTCTAATTTTTTAATCATTGCCCCGCGTAGTCGAAGAGATACCCCACCACCGTTTTGTTTAAAAGGCGCAAAGTTAACAGCTATATTTACTAAGCTACCATGAGTAAGCTCAAAGTCTGACTCAAGCTTATTATTTTTCACGTCAAACTGCTTTGGTATCCCAGTTTTCTTACCGCTATATTGGGCTTTTATCTTAGCGGAACCCACATAAGTTCCATCGTCTTGCTTTTTAAAACTCATCTTTAGTTTGTTCTGCGGGAACGAATCGTCAGCTTTTTTCCTAGCCTCCCAAGCTTTTTTCATTAGAGCATCCAGTTCTTTAGCTTGCTCTAAACTCATTTTAAAACCTAAGTCATAAGAAGCGCCGTCTTCCATTGCATCGCAAGGAACACTTTTATTTTGCTGGTCACTCCATTTGTATGGCTGGTTTATACGTGGGTAATGCGCGAGTACATTTTTAATTATATGCTCGTTGTCTTTCATATTCTCATTTCCATTATCAAAAGGGTTAATATATTCGCCGTCTTTTAAGACGAGTTTGTTTACAGCATCTAGCTCTTCCATACTAATTGGTCGAGCAGGTTTGAAATACATCTTGTGTAGGTTGTAAGTCTCAACAAAATATATCTCTGTCAAAACAGTATTAAGTTCTTCTCCGTTACTTTTTAAATAGTCTCGGTACTGATATAGAGTCATCTTGTTTACCGCTTTGGCAAATAAGCTAATACCTCCAATTCGTAAACTGCACACTGTTTTAGATTCTTCTTCTACTACGGTAATAACTGTATAGAACTTACAAGGCTTACTCTTATATCCGGTTGCACCTTTTATGTTCTGCACACAATCAATACATCGGGCAGACTCTCTGTTCTCAACCGGCACACTAGGGTCGGGGGTATTGGAGTCCGAAGACCAACACTTAAGATTACCTGAGTAGTCGTAGTAGTTCCTAGATAACAAACCTTCGTCTGCTATTACTACTTTGATTGACGCTTTAGGTGCGTAAGTAACAGGGTCTAAAAAGCATCCGTCTTGTGTTTCTAGTCGGTTCACTTATTTGTCGGCTTACGTACAGAGATAGCAAACTTACTGTTAGCCTGTAGCCCTTCAGGACATATGTCAGGGTTTTCAGCTAGGAACTCTTTCATGTTGCCATTGTGGATTCGTTTCTCAAGCAAGTGCAGTGCGTCATGTTTTATAAGGAACTCGTGCATTCTCTCCCAGTCACTTGTCCAGTATTGAGATATTACTCTGCGACTAATAGTACCTTCTTGAGTCTTCAAGCTATCTACGTTTTGTTCTGCACATAGCTCTAGCATCTTGTCAGAAATCTTAGCCTGTATTGCTTTAAGCTTTTTGATCTCGTCTTCTTTATCTTTGATGGTGTGCCTCAACTTCATATAATCTGAGGCCATTCTGTCTGCTGTTAACTTAGTCATGTTCGCTCCTTTTTAAAGGGATAACCAGTTTAGCAGAGTCTTTTACATTGTCAAGCATCTATTTCCTGTCTATACAAATCAATGATCTTATTGTGGTTAGTGATGTTATTTTGGAGCATTGTGTAGAGTCGTTCTTCCACAGCACTTCCTGTTACGTGTACTACCGTCATAGAGTTATGCTGACCGGGCCTATTTATACGGGCGTTAGCTTGTAGGTATGTCTCTACGCTAGTAACTGGTGCATACCATATAACTGTGTTGGCGGCTGTTAAAGTCAAACCATGTGACGCGGCTTGCGGTTGTATAATAAGAACGTATGGATCGTCATCTTCCTGAAACGTTTTAATAATTTCAGTACGTTTATTAACGGTTACTTTTCCAGAGATCACTTTGCAAGTAATTTTACTTTTAGTTAAGAACTCCTCAAGCAAATTTATAGTATGTGTAAAAGGTACAAACACAAGCACCTTATGAGATGACTCTTCAATTACTTCTTTAACAATCTTTAGTCTGTTACTTACATCAAACTGTATAACTTCTTTGTCGTCGGAATAAACCGCGCCCCCTGAGATTTGCAACAGCTTGTTTAAGTTAGTAGCAGCATTGACCGAAGTAACCTGTTCTCCGTCTGCTTGCATCATCATNCTATCTTTCAATAACTTATANTAAGTNTCTTGNTGNTTAGTAAGTGGAGCTTCGCGTTCCACATGCACAACTGGAGGTAAGTCTAGGCACTGATCTTTCTCAAACCTAATTGCCGGTTGCAAAACTTTATGTACCGTAGTGTCCGCATCTGGCTTAGGTCTCCATATGTACTGAGTTATCTTGTACATAACCTTGTCACGAAACTGTCCAAAGTATTTAGGTGCGCCATCTGGATTAATTAACTTGGCTAAACCAAAAGCATCAACAGGTGATTGAGCTGCTGGAGTACCAGTAAGCATCCACATCCAGGGAATGTTAGTCGCAAGTTTGTTAAGCGTCTTCCAACGGTTTGTCTGCGCGTTTTTATAAGCATTGGCTTCATCAACTACGATCATGTCGAACCCACCATTGACAATCTCTTCTGAAACTACAGCTACGCCATCGAAGTTTATAATGACAAACTCTGCTCCTGCGTTGATTATCTTTTTGCGTTGGGTAGACGTGCCATGAGCAACTGAACAACTGCGGTGCATAGCAAACTTAAATAAGTCTTGCTGCCATGCTGATTTCATAATAGACAGAGGGCAGATTACAAGCACACGTTTGAGGTGTCCTAAGTTCATCAAGTAATCCACTGCCCATATTACACTAGCAGTTTTACCTGTACCCTGTTCGTTAAAACAAAAAGCTTTCTTGTGTAGTGTAAGAAAAGCAGAAGTTTCACGTTGGTGAGCAAAGGGTTCATGCTTACCAGTCCATTCGTAGTCGCGTGTAATAGGCGAAGGTGTACCTTCAACCTTCAACTTTGCTAGTGCTTGCGCTCCTTTTAAGTCCCATTTAACTGCAACTTTATACATCCCATCTTCTTCGCTTAAGACTTTACATCTTTCGATAGCCTCAGTGACTAGATGCGGACGTTTAGTTCTAAGTATGATCGCCTTATCATCGACTACTTGCATTAGTTATTTACCGGCTACTGGTAAAGAACCTAGTTTATCCGACTCTTCTTTTAAATCTATTTGCAACCTTGCAACTTTAACTTCTGAGTAGAAAGATTCGTTTACTTGCCCTGCAAGTTTTGTAACCTCTCTGGCTTTACTTATATCCATTGTTCCATTTGCTACTGAAGTAATAGAGCTACAAAGAAACTTTCTTAAATCGCCTGTTGTATTAATTGCTGCCATTTAGTTTTCTCCTGATGTGGGTTGGTTAGTACGGTTAGTCTTTTAATGTGTCTATAAATTGATTTAACAACTTGTATTTTTTCTTTTTCTATAAAATGATATCCAATACCAAATATAAAAAAATTGCAGTCTATGTCAGAGTACAAATACCTAGGGTTAGTATACATACCTTCGGTGTTTGTCTGTCTGTAGAAACGCCTTTTGTACTTTTCTTTGTGCATTAAACTATCTATTTTCTTCCTCCATTTGTCAGCGTCCTCGTAACTTAAAATAGTAGCTTTGTAAAAACGTAAGAACCTTTCCCTTACTTCGTCGTTAAACGCTTTTCTTGTGGAGTACTTGTTAATCATAATTTCCCATGCACCTCTCATTATTACAGGTTGATTTTCGTCATCGTAACTACATTTAAACTTTTGTAACGTGCGATAACTAATTCTTCTTATACTAGGAACATCACCTTTGTAGGTGTGCATTGGTACTAACGGTATATCTGGCTTATTACCCCAGTGGTTATATTTATTTGCTTCCTTAACAATATCTTCGTAGGCGTACTGTATTTCTTCGTCGTTAGCGCAGGGAAGTTTTGCAGTAGTTATTGTCTGCATTATGCTTTCCGTTCACGAGTGCTTCTTTCTGAGACTAACTTGCCTTTTGAGTTGCGCTTGAACGAACGGTTAGCACCGGCTACTTCTACTTTAGTATTGCCTGGGTTCTTTCCACCCTTAGATATAGCCTTCTTGTGCGCTACGTCTTTACCGTCGCCCTTACTGACTTTGCCATCTTTTGCAGCTTTGCGTCGAGCAGCATTACGTTTTGCACGGTTCTTCTTTTGCTCTTCTGTACCCTGATACTTAGCGTACTCAGCTTTGTAATCTCGTTTCTTTGTAGCCATAATTATTTCCTATTGTGTTCACATTTAGTTACCGGACAGTACGCACACAGTGGACCGTCGATAGCGTTCCACACTTCGTTCTCTTCTGCCGAGTCTAGTCTTTCTAGTTCGTCATCAAACACAGTGAGGTATGACTTACGCATATCAGACGTGTGTTTCTTTTGCACAAATTCGTTACTCACTACATATGCTAAAGCAGACTTAATACTTTTAATTCCTGGATAGTGCGTGAACGTAGCTCCTGCCAGTAAATCTAATTGTTTGGTGTCCGCATACTTAGCACTTTTGCCTGTCTTGTAATCAACCAAATAAGCTTTATCGTCATCGACTATGAGTAAGTCTGCTATACCTCTCCACCATACGTTGTCAGCAAAGAAAGTTGTAGGTGCATATTCGCCATCTTCCTTAGCTAAGGCCATACGTATCTCACAATGTTTCTCACCTTGTATATTATTTAACGAGTCTAAAGTATTTTTAATAAAGTTAAACTTAGTAGGTATAGGTGTGCCTTTTTTGACGTAATGTTCCGCAGCTCTATGGACCTCGTTACCGTAGTACATAGCAGAACTACTTACGTCCTTCACATCTTTAGCTACCTTCAAATGATAATATTTTTTAGGGCATTGCTTGAACGTATTTATACTACTGTAACTCCAAGCGGTCATAGGAGTCCTTGCTTAATTAGTTGTTGTCGGTTAGCTTCATGTGTTTTCGCAACTCCTTTTTTGTTCCGTCCCGCGTACGGTACGGCGAAGAAGTTGTTCACAAGTTCTTTACATAGCCACTTGTTACCTACCTTAAAGTCACCTAAGTATCTTCCATATTTATCCTTATCTTTTGTTCGGAGTTTATATACTTCTCCCACTTTAAGTTTTTCCTGTACGAACTTCTTTGCGAGAAGCCCATGTGCTTTTGTTTCCACAGTTCCTCCGCGAGATTCGGGAGCATCAATGCCAAACAAACGAATCCGACCATTGTAACCACGTACCCAACAACCAAAACCCAAATCAACATCGACATCTACAGTATCTCCATCAATTACACGCACTATCGTACAGTTAAACACATATGGGTCACTCATCTTGCTTCTCCTCTACGTAATCCTCTAACTTTCCCACAGCTTCAATAACTCTGTGCATAAGTTGTATAACTTCTTCTACATCTTCTTCGTCTAACTCTATAGTTAATTTCATTTGTCTTCTTTTACATTATGTATTTCTATTATAAGTTCCGCACAGTGTATGATCTTTTGTAGATCAGTCAGTCCACCTTTCTTTTTCCAACGTGAGACGTATTTAACGATGTTACCTTCAAGCAACGACAGGCCGTTCTTCTCAGCATACTCCGCAGGTTGAATAGCCATATCCTTATAATGGTTACCGCCAGTTTGTTTATCAAGTGCGTTTTTCATTAGCGTCATTAGTGTAATGCTCCAGTAGTTTCTTCAACTGCACCTTCTTCATCAACGTAAATGTATTCGGTGTCATCAGGCCAACTAGCAAGAAGTCCTTCCCATATCTTCTCGGCTTGTCGTAAGTCTTTTATGTCCTGCTTGAGTACGAACAGTTCGCTCCTAAGTCTTGCTTTGGTTAGTCGTTTCATGCAACCTCCTTAAATTTGTTGCGTACTTCCCTTCTTGGGGTAGGAAGTACGACTAACCGTAGCGTGGCTTACCCGATATACACACTGGACTGGAGAACGACGTAGCAGGAGATTGATAACCCTACTATGTAATTTTTAGGTTCCTGCTGTATATTGAGGGTGTTACCGGCTAATGATGACCAACCCACCGCCCTCTGGGGTTTTACAGGGGAGAAACTCATCAAAACCCCCTGTAATTCTTAGCACGTACCATAAGACTCTCCCCACCCACCTTCACAATCTAGAGGTAAATCTGAAGCCCATGTAGGACGCACTCTCATACTTTTTTCAACAAACTCCATTGCTTGTTCTACTTCATCTTCAGGAGCAATACAACCTATTGCATCATGTACCGTCATTACTACTTTGTACTTCTGTGATACACGCAACAACTGCTCACCAATAACAATCCGTGCCAACGCCTTACATATATTCTCTATAACTTTACCACCATAAATTCTATTAGGCAGGATGGCTCTACCCCTCCGTGTGTCGTACACGGTTTCTGTATTACCTTCCTCGTCGGTTTCATTACGTAAGTTTGGATACCTAACATACAATCCGTTTGGTAATTCAATACCTACAGACCCATTAGCCCAAACAACTCCCTCCCTACCAAAGTCAAACGTCTTATCTTCCATAATATTCTTTAGAGCTTTACCGGCAGAACGCCACAGCTTAGGTATGTCAGGGTATGTTTCTCTGTATACTTTGATAATACGATCACACTCGTCTTGCTCTAGTTCTACACCAAACGTTTTAAGTTGAGACTTAAACTTAGCAGCGCCCATTCCATACCCTGCACCTAGTATCGTAGTCTTACCAACGAAACGTTCTTCTTTTGTTATCTCATCTTCGGGCTTATCGTAGATAGCTGAAGCCATAATCTTATACACATCATCACCTCTATCGAACGCCTCTACTAAGTCGTCGGCCTCTGCAAGCCAAGCTAAAGTTCTAGCTTCGATCTGAGACAAGTCACAGTCTATAAACTTGTACCCTTCTGGAGCGCACATTGCTTTCTTAAGTTGTGAACCACGCGGTAGGTTCTGCATATTAATTTTGTCATCACCACCCCAACGCCCTGTGTGTGCTGCGTAGTAACGCAAGGGTATAGGTAACGTACCCCTCCCTGCTATGTCTATAAAACGCTGTGTACGTGTCTCTTCTATAGTAGACTTAACGCCTAGTCTAGCAGCCACAAGTGCTTGCACCTTTTCATTCTCGTGTTCAAGTAGCTTTTTAAACTCCTCGTCAGTTTTAGCAAACGCATATGTTTCTTTGCCGGTAGTGGGACTAATCTTGCGAGGGACAACAACATTAAGTTTTTCTAGTAGTTCTGCAAACTTAGCGTTACTCATTAGTTCTTTACGGTCATGCGCTATGGCTGACATAAGTCTTTCTTTAGTAGCTTTAATCTTTTTTATATGTTCAGTTAAAATCGAAGTCTCTAACGTTATGGTAGGCTCAGTGAACATACGTAGCGTTAAATCAATCAACGCCATCTCAAAGTTAGGGAAGTCCTTTTTAAGTACCTTAAATAACTTATAGGTAAGCTCCACATCTTGTATGCAATACCCTCCGTAGGCTTCAATTTCATCGGGAGTAAAATCCAAACGTTTCTTACCCACAGCACTATGCACCTCTGTGCCTTTGGCTCCGAGTCCGTAGTATTCAGCCAGCGCCGCAAGACTTCCTCCTACTTCTATAGTATGAGTAGCTCTCGATATTGCCAGGGTATCTGCAATCTTCTTAGGTCGTATGTCGAAATGCCAGTTAAGTATAGCCATATCGTACATAGCGTTGTGCGCTAGCGCAATGGAGTTTGCCCAGTCAAACTGATTTAAAAACTTAGCAATTTGTTTTTTACTGCCGGTACACCACAAAGGGACAGCATCAGTATCCTGATGATAGTAGTTGCTTGTATCTGTAGCTTTTACAGCAACACCGATAACTTCAAACCGAGAGTCTCTTACATATTCTTCGGTAGTGAGTTTGGTTAAGCTGTAATCTTTTGCGTAGTAAGTTTCAAAATCAATCGTTAGTATTTTCATTAGTAATGGAATCCAATAACTGAATGACGTGAGGTATAGTCTCCTCATTGATAACACAAGACAAACCACCTGCTTGTTTTATATCATTCAGTTCTTTAAGTTGTAACGCAGTAGCTTTGTTTTTACCGGCTTTACATTCAATACCTATAAAGCGTCCGCAATAACAAACTACGATGTCGGGTACACCACTCCTACCCATACCATAGCTAGCAGGAAAGAAGTAATAAGCACCGCGTTCTTTTAACACTTTTACTATTTTATTCTTAACTTTCTTTTCGGGAGTAAGTGCCATACAGGAAGCATAGCAAGAAGGTTGGACTTTGTAAAGACAAAAAAACCCTGCGCTAAGGCAGGGTCAATGGTACATTCAACCTTGACAGTCTAGGTTGGAAATTCTAAATCTTCATCGTTATATTCATCAGCTATGCGTACCTGTTCCTCCATAACTGTTTCGTACCCATCCTCCTTATTCATATAACGTTTAAGGTCTGCGGTTACTCTGCATGGTACATCATTATCGTTCATTTTTTTCTCCTCTACATATTGAGTTAGTACGTTACGTATTGCTCCAGTATAGTTACCAAACTGACCTGCATTTTTAAAGTAGTCTACTACTTCAGTCGGTAACCTAATACTTAGGTGTGTTAAAGTAGGGCTTAGTTGTTTACCTCGCCGCCTAGTTGTCTCCATCATTCGCTCTTCCCTCATCACTTGTTCTCCTCTATTGACCCAAAAATTTTAAGTTCCATTTCCATCCGCTTCGATTCGCGTAACGTTTGCGCGTAGTGATCGGCAATATCATCTTTGTATGTTCGAGCAAGAGGTACTTCTTTTTTCCTGTCGTTCTCCCGCTCTTCAAGAATACCTTTTATCTCCGCTAGCAAACTTTTCAAATCTGCCGTTCTCCATGTGTTGTAATCCCAATCATCATTCATCATCGTTCTCCTGTTGTGTTATTGAATTGACCCAAGCATCACCTTTCCACTTATCAAGATTACTCTTGAAGTCTTGCTTGCTTATGTCCTTAGCCATGCGCTCTGCTAATTCTAAGTTAGGTGCAGAGATTGTAGTTGTGCCGGTGTACATAAAACTTTTCGTTACTTTGTATTTAGGCATCGTCATTCTCCTTGTATATCCAATAAGAATTTTCGTTTTGTTTGTAACCCACCTGTTGTATGAAAGTATTATCTTCCACAGTCTTAAGCATAGCGAAGTTACCTATTAGCTCGTCGGGTACACGCTCGTTTGTAGTAGCAGAAGTAATTTTACGGTGTGCATCAGATATACCCCACTTGTCACCAAGTTTGAATACGTGAATACCCCTACCTTCCTTAGCATCTTCTCGTATGGTTTGAATGTTATTAAAGTCAGCAGAACATTCTTGGTATTGTTTAAGTATCTCCAACTCCCCTACGTCAGTAAGAAACTTTGCAAACGCTTGTGAATTAGTCTTTAGCATATTTTTAATCAACTGTTCGATATGATCTTTAGGTTTACGTAACTCTCGATCTGCCCCATAGCTAGCGTTAGAAATAGAAGAAGCTAAATCATCACTTGCAAATTTTGCTTTCTCCAACACAGTTGCAGGGTAAAAGAATTTGTTAAACAGTTTTATTGCTATTGGTATTTTGCCTGTCTTCTTACCGTTTCCCCTTGTTAGTACATCTCGTATCCTGTTGTTTTTAAACTGAAGTTGCCTATCGTAGTTCTCATTTATTCTACCCAAGACTTCTTCACCCACTACCACTGATACATGCTCTAAATCTGCGGACCTACCTATAAAGGTAAGGTGTGGGTTTCTTGTAGCTACTTCTTGCAGAAATGTGAACATCGTCTTGTTTGTAATTTCTCTCTCTTGTTCTATTGCTATCGAATCTTCGTGTTCTCCTTTGAGCCTTCGCCTGTTAAGGTTCGCATTGATGACATTGCGCGGTAGTCCTTTATACCCACAGTTGTCTATAGGATTTTGCCATGCTTCTAGTTCATCCGAATATCTTTGAAAACCAGTGGCTACTATGTCGTTAAAGTCTTGCATTGTCGTTCTCCTTTACCAGTCATATGATTTGATGATTGAGTCTACTTCTTTCTTTACTGTCTCTCTTACTTGTGGATCGTCCTTGAACATATCCTTGTCTTTACCTTCCATGAGTTGCTCTAACCGTAGCCTAGCTTCTTCGATCTTGGGATCTGCTGTTAGGTTAGTATGCTTAAGCATTCGACATAGGTGCAAAGGGTTAGACACAAAGCTATCGTGCCATCGTTTCTCTGACTCATCCTCGTCACCAGTATCGGTACACTTCTTACTGATACCTTCCAGTTCCTTGAGTAGTCGCTTCTCATTTTCCTTCACACCCTCGGCAATGCGTCTCTCAACTTCAACATCACACGAAGCTCGTACTTCTTGCATCTCCTTCTCTGGTAGGTCTATACACAAGTGACCGCTCTCTGGTACAGGGGCTACTGTGAAGTTCCAACTAAACTTACTCAATGCTTCAGCCACACTAGGGTAGTCATACTCATTGAACATATCTCCTCGATAAGCCTTAGCTGTCTCGCGGTAGCTGAAATACTTCACTCGAAACGTATCTTTCATAGCGTTGAACGTGTCACGCTTGATGTTATGTTGAGACTTGTAGTCTAAGAATAGGCTAGTAGGACAAAGCCTGTAACCTCGCTCGTCCCAGGGTAGGGTCATACTGGTATGCCATAGTCGCGTATTTGCAGCATGTTTCTGTATGTCTTTATGCCCTGTAGACCCAACCATCATGTTGTCGTACATGCGGATAGCTTTGGGGTCAGCGTTCTTGTTACGTGCGACCTCTGCTTCCAAGTCCTTGTTGCGTTTACTTGCACCCCATACTCCAATGTTAAGGCGTACCAGTACTGCGCTGTTTGCTATAATACTCATAGTCGTTCTCCGTTAGTTGAACCTTGACACTCAAGGTTGATTAGTCGATCTGTATTGTTTGCCCGATAGGGGCGGTTATCTTCTCGTCGTTAGTGATTGCCCAAAGTACAGGCACTTTCCAATTACCCCACCTGTTGATCTCACCATCAGTTAGCATCACCACACAGTCAGGCTTCATGTTGTTGCTATCCAAGTAGTCAGAAACACACGTAGGGTCAGTCCCTCCGCCACCTGTTGTACGCTTGAGTTCTGGTGCTGTTGTCAGCCCATCACTGGTGTACACCTCATGGCTTTCTACTTCTCCATCCCAGTCAATCAGGTGAATCTTGTCGATGTTCAGCATCTTGCCGATACTTGCCATCTCACTGGTAACTGTGGTCAGTCGATCTTGACAGTGCATAGACCCCGAAGTATCTCTGGCTAGCACGATCTCCTTGATGCTACTACCTTCTAAGCTAGGCATAATTACATCTTGGTGTAGGAATCTACGGTTAGGTCTACGCCATGTACTGCGCTCCATCTTCCGACACGTCGAGTTCATAAATATCCGTAGCTTCTGTCGCCAGTCCACCTTGGGTTGCACCAGTTCACCTAGTCCTAGCGTGTCTTGCAAACCACCTGCACCTACTTTCTTAGACGCATGGATACCTTGACGTATCGCTTGCTTGATGTCGGTATCTAGCTTCTGTTGTTC